ACCTTAATTGATGAAGAAGTTGGTGAGTTTCGTTCAGCTTACTACGCATGTGATGAGGTAGAACAACTTGATGCCTGTATGGATATGATTTGGGTTATCTTAGGGTTCTGTAAAATGAAGGGGTATGATGTTGATGCCGCATGGGCAGAAGTTGCTCGTTCTAACTTGGCAAAGATTGACCCAGCAACAGGCAAAGTAATTAAAAGACCAGACGGTAAAGTTTTAAAACCAGAAGGATGGACGCCTCCTGCGCTTGACAAGTTCGTTTAAATAGATTATAATTGATTATTAACTTTCGGAGATATTATGGAAACATACAGAATCGCAAAACAATTCGCTGAGGCTAATCGCCTTCCCCGTGCCTATAAGTACGATTTCTTTTTGCGAGAATTCGATGATATGGTAGAGGTCGTAGGTCTTATTGAAGACCCAACACTCAACATGACCGAGTTTAATGGTCGTGAAATGCTTTACCCAAAACGTTGGGTAACTTTGGCCGTAGTGCCAGCTTCAACAAGGATTTGAAATGGCAGTAAAGTTAATTTCTTTTAAAACAAATCAGACAATCATTGCCAGTGTTGTCTATGAGAATGATGAAAGAATTACAGTGAAAGAAACTGTACAAGTAATTGTTCAACCATCGAAAGATGGTCCAATGATGGGATTCTCTCCTTTCTTGGAGTATGCACAAGAGTTTAAAACAGGCATCACATTTGATATGTCTGACATTCTTTGCGTTACAACTCCAATGGTAGAATTGGAAAATGAGTATAATAAGTTATTTGGTTCTGGCATTCAAATTGCCTCAAGTATTCCAAAATTCTGATATAATGTATGAATGAATAAAAAATATTACACAAATGTTGCCTCTATTGGCAACAACATTTTCTACAGAGGTGTAAACAACGGCCGGCGTGTTAAGATGAAAATTGCTTACACGCCGACTTTGTTTTTGAAGTCTAATAAACCAACTAAGTTTAAAAACTTAAATGGTGAAGCACTTGAACCTATGAAGTTCGAATCTATCCGTGAAGCACGTGATTTTGTTAAGATGTACAATGAAGTACAAAACTTTGAAATCTATGGTCAAACCAGATTCGAATATGCATTTATTGCTGATGAACATCCAGAGATGACCGATTGGGACTTTGAAGATGTTGCAATTGATGTTATCGATATTGAGGTTGGTTCTGAAAATGGATTCCCTGATCCATATCAAGCCAACGAACCAATCACTGCCATTTGTATTACACGTGTTGGTGGTAAAACAATCGTAATGGGTTGTGGTGAATACATTAATAATGATGATAACGTTACATACATTAAATGCCGTGATGAGTATGACCTTTGCAAAACATTTATCAACCACTGGTCAAATAATTGTCCAGATGTTATAAGTGGTTGGAATATTAAGTTCTTTGATATTCCATATTTGGTCAATCGTCTATCCCGTATCCTTGGTGAAGATGACACAAAGAAGTTGTCACCATGGAATATGATTTCTGAACGCAAGGTCATGGCCATGGGTCGTGAAAACATTGCATATGAATTGTTGGGTGTTGCGACACTTGACTATATTGAATTGTACAGATGGTATGCGCCAGGTGGTAAATCACAAGAGTCATATCGTTTGGATAATATTGCGAACGTTGAGATTGGTGAGAGTAAGATTTCATATGATGAGTATGACAACTTGCACCAGTTGTATCGTTTGAATTACCAAAAGTTCATTGAGTATAATATTAAAGACGTAGCATTGATTCTAAAACTAGACGACAAGTTGAAGTTGTTAGAATTGGCACTTACTCTTGCCTATGATACGAAGTGTAACTATGATGATGTATTTGCACAAACTAGAATGTGGGATGCAATGACATATGGTTACTTGTTGAACCGTAATATCATCGTGCCACCAAAGGTTATGAAGGACAAAGATGCTGCTTTCGAGGGTGCTTATGTTAAAGACCCACAAAAAGGTATGCATAAATGTGTTGCTTCATTTGACTTGAACAGTTTGTACCCACACTTGATGATGCAATACAACATCTCACCTGAGACATTGATTGAGCCTGAAGACTACACACAAGATATGCGTGACATTATTATGCGTGGTGTAAGCGTTGATAAACTGCTGACTAAATCAGTTGACCTATCAAAGATGAGTGGTTATACTATCACACCGAATGGCCAGTTCTTCAGTACGACCAAACAAGGTTTCTTACCAAAGATGTTGGAAGAAATGTATATTGATCGTTCGAAGTTTAAAAAGATGATGATTCAGGCGAAGAAAGATTATGAAGTTGAAACTGATGAGACAAAGAAGAATGAATTAGATAAACGAATTGCTAGGTATAATAACCTACAACTAGCAAAGAAGGTGTCTCTGAATTCGGCATACGGTGCCTTAGGTTCCAAGTATTTCCGATTCTATGATTTACGACAAGCTCTTGGTGTTACCTCTGCAGGTCAACTTAGTATTAAGTGGATTGAGAATAAAATCAATTCTTACATGAACAAACTATTAAAGACCGAAAAAGATTATGTTATCGCCTCAGACACAGATTCGATTTATCTCCGTCTTGGTGAGCTTGTTGATAAGGTGCATCCGAAAGAATCAAACGTACAACAGATTATCCAATTCATGGATAAAGTATGTGAGCAGAAGATACAACCATTTATTGATGAGAGTTACCAGGAGCTTGCTACGTATGTTAATGCGTATGCCCAAAAGATGCAAATGAAACGTGAAGGTTTGTCCGACAAAGGTATTTGGACTGCCAAGAAACGTTACATTCTTAATGTATATAACAATGAGGGTGTTCAATACAACGAACCACATATGAAGGTGATGGGACTTGAGATGATTAAGTCTTCTACACCGGCTGCGATTCGTGAGAAGATGAATACCTTAATTAAAATGGTGATGCTTGGTACCGAAGAAGAGGTACAAGACTTCATCCAAACCTTTAGAGAAGAATTTAAATCTTTACCTGCTGAAGATATTTCTTTTCCAAGAGGACTTAATGGCTTGAAAACTTATTCTGATTCTGTTACAATGTACAAGAAGGGTACTCCGATTCATGTTCGTGGTGCCATCGTGTACAATCATTTCCTGAAGCAGTATAAATTGGATAAGAAGTATCCATTGATTCAAGAAGGTGAGAAACTCAAGTTCACATACTTGAAAGTTCCAAACCATTTCAAAGAGTCAGTCGTATCTTTTCCAGGTCGATTGCCAAAAGAATTCAATCTACAAGAGTATATTGATTATGACACACAGTTTGATAAGTCTTTCCTCGAACCAATCAAAGTGATTTTAGATTGTATTGATTGGAAAACAGAGAAGACTAATTCATTGGATAGTTTTTTTAACTAAAGGAATATTATGAGTTTATTAGATAAAATTAAAAAGAACAGTACGATTAAAGACAGTGCTGTGCTCGCAACATCAAAGTTCTTTACCAAAAAGGATATGATTTCAACATCTATCCCAATGATAAACGTGGCGTTGTCGGGTCGTTTAGATGGTGGTCTAACCCCAGGTCTTACAATGTGGGCAGGTCCTTCTAAACACTTCAAGACTGCTTTCAGTTTGCTGATGGCCAAGTCTTACATGGACAAGTACCAAGATTCAGTAATGTTGTTTTATGATTCTGAGTTTGGTACTCCACAGTCCTACTTTGATACATTTGGTATTGATACTGAACGTGTCTTACACACACCATTGACTGACATTGAGCAGTTGAAGTTTGACATTATGAAACAACTTGAGGGGTTTGAACGTGGTGAGCATATTATTATTGTTATTGATTCTATTGGTAATCTTGCGTCTAAAAAGGAAGTAGATGATGCATTAGAAGGCAAGTCAGTTGCTGATATGTCACGTGCAAAACAAGTGAAGAGTTTGTTCCGTATGGTCACACCACACTTGTCACTCAAAGATATTCCAATGGTAGTTGTTAATCACACCTACAAAGAAATTGGAATGTTCCCTAAAGACATTGTTGGTGGTGGCACAGGTAGTTACTATTCTGCCGACAACATCTTTATTCTTGGTCGCCAGCAAGAGAAGGATGGAACTGAATTAACTGGTTATAATTTTATTATCAATGTGGAGAAATCACGATATGTTAGGGAAAAATCCAAAATTCCTGTTTCTGTATCTTTTGATGGTGGCATTAGCAAGTGGTCTGGCTTACTTGATGTTGCTCTTGAATCTGGCCACGTAGTCAAACCATCCAATGGTTGGTATTCACGTGTCAACAAAGAAACTGGTGAAATTGAAGACAAGAAGTTCCGTGAAAAGGATACTAATACCGAAGAATTCTGGTCTAGTATGCTCGTCAATGAATCATTTAAAGAATCTGTAAGGAAGAAATATGAAATCGCTTTTGGCAACATTATGGGAGAAGATTTCAATACGGCAGAAGCAGAAGAAGCTTGAGTACAAGTTTCTGAACTTACCTGAAGAAGACTCCACGATGGTAGAAATTACCGGTGGTAAGTATTCAGGTGTAGTATTCTCGTATGGTCATGTTAGATTTGAAGAAGGCGAATTAGGTCAACTACAGTTTACCTATAACGTAAACAATCCAGGTCAACATGGCCATGCAAGCTTGCTAACTGACCAAGAATATCATACAATGATGGGAGAAATTCTCACAGATATTATTATTAATCAAGAAAGCCATAATGAACAGACTAGAACACTCGATTCTAAAGAACCTGATTTACAATGAAACGTTTGCTCGTAAAGTTTTGCCGTTTCTCCGTAACGATTATTTCTCTGACAATACCGAGAAAGTAGTTTACAAAGAAGTTGATGAGTTTATCAACAAGTACAATAGTCTACCGACACACGAAGCACTCATCATTAATCTTACCGAGAGTAAGAAGTTAACTGAACAAGAGGTTCGTAATTCTATTGAGTTGTTACACAATATCAATCAGCATAAAGATGAACCAACCGAAATGAAATGGTTGGTTGAACAGACTGAGAAGTTCTGTCAAGACAAAGCAATCTACAATGCCATCATGGAATCTGTATCGATTCTGGACGACAAAGGTGATAAGAAAGCCAAAGGCGAGATTCCAAAGATTCTTAGTGATGCCTTGGGTGTATCATTTGACCCTAATGTTGGTCACGATTACATTGATGACTTTTCAAATCGTTATGACCTGTATCACAAAGTTGAATCACGTGTTAAGTTTGACCTTGATATCTTCAATAAGATTACCAAAGGTGGTCTGCCAATTAAAACATTGAATGTTGCACTTGCAGGCACTGGTGTTGGTAAGTCTTTGTTCATGTGTCACGTTGCTGCAAGTTGTTTATCTAATGCACAGAATGTTTTGTACATCACCATGGAAATGGCTGAAGAAAAGATTGCTGAACGTATCGATGCCAACTTGTTGAATGTGACAATGGATGAACTACACGTAATGTCTAAGGATGATTATGTACGTAAGTTTGGTGTACTAAAGAACAAGACACAAGGCAAGTTAATCATCAAAGAGTATCCAACTGCCGCAGCCAATGCACTCCACTTCCGTGCTTTGTTGCAAGAGTTACAGTTGAAGAAAAGTTTTAAACCTGATATTATCTTTATCGACTATCTAAATATTTGTTCGTCTTCACGTATCAAACCTGGTGGTTCTGTTAACTCATATACGTATATTAAATCGATTGCTGAAGAATTGCGTGGTCTTGCCGTTGAAGCAGGTCTGCCAATTGTAACTGCGACACAAACAACTAGGTCTGGTTTCACCAACACCGATGTTGACTTGACAGACACAAGTGAATCGTTTGGTTTGCCTGCGACTGCCGACTTTATGTTTGCGTTGATTAGTACGGAAGAACTGCAACAATTGAACCAGATTATGGTGAAACAATTGAAGAATCGTTATTCGGATCCTAGTGTATTCAAACGTTTCATTGTTGGTATTGATCGATCAAAGATGCGACTATATGATACTGAACAATCTGCACAGACCGATATCTCCGATTCTGGTCAACCAGATAAACCACTAAGTACATTTGGTAATAGAGAACGTAGAAAT